ACCAAGCCTGAAGGCTTGGTCTGTCACGCCGCGGGCATAGCCCTCGGCTACAATCGAACCGCTTCGCTCTCGATTAACTACTATTTTATACAGATTTATACTTGATATAACAGCTTTTCTTTAATTTTCCGCGTCTGCCGCTTTTTCATTTAAATAGATTTTTATATTTCTGAATTTTCTGACAATTTTATTTCTTATAATTTTGTTAACGTAGTATCTAACCGTTCGCATCTTTTAAATCGTTTCCTATATTTCTACTTTTGAATAATAGTGTTATTTTATGTTAATAATTAAATAACATCTATTTACAAAACACGAACTATTTATTGTTATTTCTATTATTAATAGCTGTATTGTTCGTTTTTGTCATATTCGTATTCTTATGATATTCTTAATATTTGCTATGTAACTTTCTTGGTTACTTTCTTCTTCTCTTCACAAAAAAACGTTGTATGATTTTTCATACAACGCTTAATTTTTTACTTCGTATTTTTCTTTTGTTTCCTTTAATGTCTCTTGTGTGTAATTTATTGCTGTCTGTGCGATCGATTCCGTTAACAGTTGCGAAAAATTTATTCCTACTCTATTTCCCCAGTTATTGGCCCAACTTGGGATCGTTAGCGTCTTTTTTACTGGTTTCATGTCTTTAAAATATTCTTCTATATCAACTAAAACCATAGTTACAAATTCATCAGGTTTATGACTTATACTATTTAATTCACTTGCTTTAGGCAACGTCTCATTATTTTCAATATAATCAGCTAACACCATACCTAAAACTTCTTCAGCCATCAATAAACCATAGGCTATATCATTTTCATTTATACCTGTATACGCTCCTTGAACATCTGGAAATTCAATAAAGTATCCTCCACCCTCTTCTGGATGAAAAATAGCAGGATAAGCTACTTTCAAAGATGTTTGTAATGACATGATGTTCCCTCCCTTTATACAAACTTTCTTAACATTTCAGGAAGCATTGCTTCATTGCAAATTTTTTTCATGTCTGTTGCATTTGTCAAAGCAGTAGTATCGCCTGAATGATAGTAAACACGATAACTTTCTATACCTTCGCTATTATCGTATCTCTCCTTAACAATACCAACTTCATACCGTTCTCCATTTTGATATAAAATGATTTCTCCATTTTCAAACATAAGTACCTCCTTCTCTTGAAAGACGAGGGCTATTTTTTTAGCCCTGCATCTTTTAAGATTTTTCGCTCTAGCCCTTTTCCTAAATCTTGATTTCCATGAACTGGTACTGTAATTCTTACGCCATCTTTGTATAAGTGATGATGTGAGCCTTCTTGTCTTCGTTCAATCCAACCATTATTTTTTAAGAGCTTTAGCATTTGCTTTCCGGTAAGTGGCATTCGCGACTACCTCCTTACACTTATTATTATATACGTGTAAACACGTATTGTCAAGTGGTATATCTTGTTTTTAGCTTGGTTTCAAAAAAAAGAACCTTTCTATAAAAATAGAATAAGGTTCTTTTTATTATTTTCTACTAATATCTATGTTAGTTATAATATTATTTAGTAATCCACGCACCCAAAAATCCAGCGCCTAAAACGTGTTGCCAATACCAAATATCATCACGAGTAACGTATGGAGTGCCGTTATAATTTTGGTTAATTGTATCTAGCCCATTATTACCGGCTTTTATTCCCACATGTCCATATTCAGAATATAGCCAAAATACTATCGCTCCATTTGGTAATGAATCCCATATTTTTTTTGCATTATCATCATTACCGATATCTCCTTGCACGTGTTCCCAACCAGCAGGAAGATCATGTGAATATATGTCTTGCGCATTACCGTAACTTAATGCAGGAGCTAATGGATTGCCTGGAAGATAAAATTCTGATAAAGCTTTAATTAAGTCTACACATTGAGGACCTGATCCTGGATGAGCCGCTGGATAGTTAAAAGTTTGGCCTAAATTATTTAATGCCCAATTATAAATACCATCCATATTCTTAGGAGGTTCATCGGGAGGATTGTTTGGCGGATTATCTGGTTTTGTTTCTGGTGGCGGAGAAGGTGGTTTGTTAGATGGTTGTTTACTTTCATCCATTAATTTTTTTAGAGATTCTATAAAATTATTCGTCATTTTAACAGTCATCAAATTGTTGTATGTTTTCATTACTTTAACACTTGAATTTGAATAAGTATTTTTACCGCCATCCATCATATAGACTTGTTTCTTCATAGCATCATCATATTTTTTTAGGAATTCATTTACTATGCTTTTAATCGCATCTGATAACCCTACATTATCATTTGGTATATCTTCTTTATCTGGCTTTTCAGGATTCTTGCTACCAGAACCTCCACCACCTGGAGAACCTTCACTAGGTTTTTCGTTCCCAGTATTTCCCCAATACTTATTAACCAAAGGTTCAATTTCTGCGACTTCTTCCTGAGCTGTGTTATATCTAATAGTACCAGGGTTATACGCTGGCCTTTCCCAGTAGCCTATAAAAGCTTTTGTTAGAGCTACAGAATCATAACCAAGCTGGTTATATAAAAATTGGTCAAAATTCTCTATTTTAGGAGTAGGGTCTGGTAGTCCTGCCGCTCTAAACCACGATCCAGTTATATCCCATTGTTGCTTATAAGAAATCATAAAAGCTACTTGTCCATCAAAATCGCCCAATGTTATTTTGCCAGCAAATGGCGTCCATTGCCAAAGACCTCCTCCAGAAGCTCCATCATCCCAACCGTTCGCACCCAAAGGAGGTCCAGGATTAATAGCTCCTTCAATTGTCCATGGGTTTAAATAAGATTCATGAGCTGCATTAATTGCCAAAGCTATTGTTGTTTCCTTAGGTATGCCTGCCTTTTTACACGCTTGCACTAGCTTGTTTAGATAATCATATTGCTGATCATAATTTAATAGCGGCATATTTTCACCTCATTTTGTTTTTTTGGATATCTTGTTCCATAGGATTGCTAGTATTATTGTTATGCCAAAAACGTACACCATTTTCCAATTGTGCTTTTAGTTGCTCCATCAAAGCTACATCAACTCCGTGTATCTTGTAATTACCTCTAATTTGTAAAAAATTACAAATAGTCATACTTTCGATATCACTTATTTGTTTTCCATCTTCTTCAATTTCATATCCAAACATCTTGTAATATTTTTTTACTTTAGCAAATTCTTGTTCTGAAGGTGCAGAAAGTTTTATAGTAAGACCATTTATTTCATTAGCCATTTGAAAAGCAGTACCAGGACTTTGATTTGTTATTGTCGGTGCTTTTAATGCCATATCTGCGAACTCTGCTCGTTGATTTCTATAAAATTCGTATTCATTTTCGAATTTTGATAAAACTGATTGTGGTTTTAAATCGCTTAATAGATTTACAGCATTATAGAAACTTCCTTGTGTTCCTTGTAAATTACCCGATTGCATATTACCTAATAGATTCCCAGAAGTAATATCTTTAACAGTTGAATTTATTCGGTTGGATGGCAATCTGTCCTCCGCTAATTGTCTACTGTACGCATTACTTGCTTTTGATAGTCGATAATTATCGATTAAAATAGGTAATTCTGTGAAATTGTCGTAAATGATTGCGTCATTCAAAAATGAACCTTTATCAATCAGAATTTCACCTTTTGAATTTTTAACAGCTTTTTCTTTTTCCGTTGTTTTATAATTAATTGGGTAAAGTGCAATCTTATTCTCATAACCAATAGATGTTTTCGCTCTGAATTTAATGCCAGTGTTTTCATCTAAAAATGCGTTATCTAATAAAATCCTTTGACCATCCCAACTATAAATTTCTGCTGTTGTGTATCCTGTTCTTAACAAATGTTTTTCCTCATTATGGTCAATTCCATATATATTACATAACTCATTAATAGAATAGTTAATTCCATCAAGTTCTTTGTTAAGAGATTTCCCACCTTTCTTGAACGTTTTCAGGTTTTCATAATTAAATTCTTTTGCTTTAACAGTTACCAAATCTTCTAAGTTTATAAAATCGTCAGGTATCATCATGAGTAATTGAATGTTCTGCATAATCCACGGATACGGAGCTAAAATTTTCATTAATCCATTAAAGTATTCATAATGAATCGCATAAAGATTTACTGGGCTAGTCATATTGTCATATTGATTTCCTTGTGATGTTTCCATTTTGGGTGCATCTACAGTTCCGAATTCTTTTGATAAATCAACTGAACTCTGAAAAACAACAAAGTAGGATTTAAACGATTTTAATTTAGTTTGAACATATGCTTTTGTTGTTGTATTTAATATATCTCCATTAGTTCTCAACAATGGTAAATATTTTATATAGTCTGATCGATTTAAATGCTCTCTAATAACATGGATATTTTTCAATGTATTCAATGTTTTACCTTGCGTAAACGTCATAACCACATCAATTATTAAATTCAATCTAGTAACTTTTTCATTAATGTATTGATAAGACATCACGAAAGCATAGTACCGTTTATTATCACGTGAAGATATAAAAGTACAATAGTTGACACCATCACATTTTGCATATTCAATCGGTGCTTTAATTTGCAGACGATCTCTCACGAAATTAAAACCAGTATCAAAATTTATTTTTTTAAAATGGTTTTCTTTAAGAAAATAATTGTCTCGATCCTCATCTGATTTAAAATGAATAGTATTTTGAAAATCATTAAGAGGAGTATTTTTAAATAATACAATTTCCGTTAAATGACGATCCATTAAGTTCACTTCCTTAATTTCCAATTTTGCCTTGACCTTTCCATACTCCTTCTTTTCTAATACGTGACGTTCCTTTATTGTCTTTTCCTACATCTTCATAAGACATTTTAGGAATATCTTCCCACTTACTATTTTTTCGTTTTTGGAAGAAGCCTGTTTCTTTATCTAAACTATTCCATTGATTATTTTTTCGAATCGCCCACGGCCTAAACTCTTCAAATGCTGATGCCAGCTTAAAGTATGCATATAATGGTGTGACTGCTGGTTCTCCATAAATCTCAATACGAATCCATACATCTTTACTTGTTGCAGTAAATGTATTAGATGTTTCTTTTTCATACGCTTTTGTATGCCAATTAGTATTTCCATACAATGGTTCTCCGCCGTGATACATTGTTTTGAAATTCTCTTGAAATAAATTTTGATATTTTGCTTTTGCAGGATCAGTTGTTTGATCGTAACTAATTGCAGCTTTTATTATCCATTGATAATCCGCATTGGGACCACCTTGATAAGAACTAACAAAATACTCTCCTGTCGTCACTGAAATTGCATATGCAACTAGAGATAATTTAAATCGATATGTGTCTTTTTTTACTGTTACAACACTTACTCCTTTTCCATATGGTGCAGGAGAACCAGGAGGGCGTCCTGGAAATTTATTCCATCCTGGCCCTCCTGCCATAATAACGTCCCCTTTTACTCCTGGATCGTGTTTCCAACTACCATAAACATTTTGCCATGCCATTTCTAAACACCGCCCATCAAGTCGTTATCTCGATTCTTACCTGTACGGATATAATGACTTTCATCTTGACCAAAGGCACTAATATTTCCTCCAGCAATCCCAGTATCTTTCTTAAAGTCACCTTCAAGGACCGTATCACCTGTTTGAACCCAAATACCAGACATGTTTTTCAAGTTATTTAAAACTTTTTCCATTGCTACATTATTTTGTTTCAGTTGGTTATTAATATTTTGGATATCTTTTTTCAATTGGTTTGTAATATTTTCATATTTCTTATCAATATTATCGATTTTTTGATTAAGATTATTGGTAATCTTTTCATATTTTTTATCCAAGTTATTAATCGTTTCATAAATCTTGTTAATGATATCCAAAAACTTTTGATCAATCCCTTGATTCGGATTTTTTTCATAATCATCAGGTGCCGAATCATCTCTTACAGTGTAGTAGACATATGCCCACGGACTAATATATGTTGCTTTGGAGCGACCTCCTACTTTGGAATCAAAATCTTTATAATCAAAACGCATTAATCTTCTAAATTGGATTTCTGCATATTCGTCTTGGATAGTTAATTTAATTACTGTTTCATATTGATTTGTCGTTTTTTCATTAACAGTCCCTTTTGTTACCGAAATAATTGTATTTTTTTCTTCCAACTTTTTAAGCAACGGATGATTTTTATCTAATGGTAATCCATAATATTTATATGTTTTTAGAGGTGTATCTGAGAATGTTTCCTCGAAATCCTTAGCATTATAAGTTTTCTTTGTTCCTGCTAAAGAAAGATAGTCGAACTTACCAGCAACTGAAGGATTTAATTTTTCACTCGTTGTTGGTATAGACTGTTCTTGCCAACGTCCTGCCTTATTACGAATCATCCCATTTGTTGTAATCATTTGTTGCACCACACGCTCAAAAATGCGCATGTACGGCTTTTTATTTTCCATTAAGCTTAATACCTTCAAACGTTGCCAGAACGTTCTTAGGTTGCCTTCTGGTATAAATTCAGAGTTTTCTAAAACAATTTGTACACCCGCTTTTGAAAACTCCGTATCTTCTAATAGTAAAGCTGGTGCATCAATAAAATTTTTAATACGGTCCGTAACGTTATATGAAAAATATCCTTGATATTCAATCAGTGATTCATTGTTATATAAATCTTTTAGCACTACATCTTTGAAATATTTATCTAAATTTTTAGAGATAATACTATTATCAAATTTTCGAGGATTTAATTCATAAACACTTAATGTATAAGGTGTTTCTTTCATTTTTGAAGATAGAATAAAGCAACTCAACAATGACTTGTCTCCTTCTAACTCTTCTTGATTGATATAGTCTTGATACATATTCGCAGGCGTAATTCCCAAAATATTCTCATGAGTAAACTTAATTTCTTTTGGTGTTTCCCATGTATCATACATTTCCACCCCATCAAAACAAGGCTCAAAGCAAAGGCCTTTCATTACATCAGGCTCTCTTGTTTCTACACCTTTATACGTAACTGCCCAAATGGTACTTTTCCCTTCAATGACATCATTAATTGGATCAAAAATATCTTGATTTGCTACAGGAATTTGGTACAATAGCTTTTCGTTTCCTGTTTCTAAGTCATATTCATAAACTTTATAATCCAGTGTCATATAATGTAACAAATTACGCTTTGTGGGCACTCGTTTAAATACGTTGACAATCCAGTATGCCTCATAATTAATATTTAATTTTTCAAAATTCAGTGTTCCTTGTTTACCTCTTGTAATTGTATTTTTATTAAATCGTGCTCGTTTAATTTCGCCTTCAAAAATATAAAAGACTTCTTTGTCCCCATCCATTTTGTTTCCTGATCGGTTAATAATCCATACACGATTTACTTTGCTAGGAATATTTGTTACTCCAAATTCATAATTTAATACATTTCCTCCATCTCGTTCAGATACATTAATTGTCCATGTTGTAAGATTCCCTTCACAACCTGCTTCTGAACTAGTTTGTTTTGTTTTGGTTGCTTCAATAAATCCATGTTCTGTCCGAAAAGCGTAACAAAATACAGACTCTTCTTTTTTAGTTGTGCTTGATTGTGTTGTTACCAAGGAAACTCGTTCATTATTACCTGTTACAATCAAATCAAATAAATCATATTCTTGAATAACTTCAGGTAATTGACTTGCTAATTCAAATTGAATAATAATGTTTAAATCAGCTAAATCTTTTTGTAATTTTTGTAGTTCTTCATTCATTCCACCAGCCCAATCTGATAAATGGTGAATCATATGTTGAATCCAAGTAATTGATTCAGCATAAGTTAAGCCAGCCCCTGTAGGTTCAATTGGTGTATTTCCCCACCAATTTAGTTGGGGAAAATGATAATTGAATCGGTGAAGTAAACTGTGCAATTGCTTTTGTGTTTGCGGTGTTGGGCTTTGCGCGCCTGATAGTTCACTTATTTTCTTTTTATTTTCTTCTGAAATTGACATATTTTTGCTCCCCTATCCTTGTTTTTGTCCTAAATCTCTAAACATTGATGCTACTGTACTATTCCACTGAACTTTGATATCTGTACCAAAAGCAAGGTTCAATAAATCAACCGCATGTTGACGAGCATTAAAGTAAATGTCCCCCATTCCTTCAATAACATGATTATTTGAACTTGCTTCTCTATCGATCATTCGTTCTTTCTTTTGTTCTGGATTATTGTAGATACCAAATAACGTCAGCATTTCATTAAATGTATTCCGATAGGCATTTTGTAGTGACGGTGTCCTATCTGTTACATTTAAATCTAGTTTTTCAATTTTATCTGTAATATCTGAACCCTCTTCTACCTCTAAAAACAAGTCACCTTTTTGAATTTTACTTTGTAATACTTGTCCGACTTGGCCGTTTTTTTTACCTTTCAAAATATATGGACTACGCATTTGCATAATATTCATTCTTTCTGTTGCTTTAATAGTTGCTAATTGTTTCGCATAGTGTTCGACGATATCATAATCAGTAGCATAAAAATCATTAAAGCTTTGCTTGTTATAAAAAACGACATAATCGCCTTTTAAATTTCTGTTAGTAATAACCTTTTTACTTTGTAAAAAATTATTATTACCGTCAAAAAGACTAGGGATAACATTCCCATATAGGTTATACCCTAATTCGTCTGCTCTTCCTAAAATCACTAGGTCTCCTAATTCGTCTTTACCTACACAAACCCCTCCACCCATTTGACGGAGCATAGTTTCTAATTGAGCTGTATTTAACGTAGGCGGCATATTTTCATACTTAAATAAATTGATCAGCATATCTTTAATTTGTCTAATTAGTATAAATGTTTGTATCGCTTCGAATTGTACATAATTATTCCCCAGATTATCTCCAGTAGTTGTAGAACTAGTTTCAATCCCTTGTAACAGGTCTCTTCTATTTCCTATCACGTTGTTGTATGAAGAGGCTAAACCTGTTTGGTATCCCCATGTATCTTCAAATAACTGGTTTTCCATAATATCTCTCCTAAAATAAAAGGCCGCTAATTTAAATTTAGCGGCCTTTTTTCTATATTTTTTCAGCCGTTTTACTTACTGTTTTTCTTTTCGTCTGGTTTTGTATCGGCTTCTTTTTCTTCATTTTTTACAACTTCATCAGTTGCTTTTGTCACGTCTTCAGTGTATGGAATATCAGCCACCCCATTTTCACCAACTACGCTTTTACCATCAACAGTTACATCTTTGACTTTTTTTTCACACTGCGAATTGCAATCATCTGGAGCATCAGACATGATCACACAAGCAGGCATAAATGGACTATAAGAAAATAGTTCTTTATCCTGTAAAATAATTTGAACATAACGTCCTAATGAGTTTGGTTGTGATGCTAATGTTGTTTCTAACATTGGATTGATCACTAATGCGCGACGGTCTAAGATAACCGCTTGAATACGTGAAGCGTCAAAGACTAGTTCAATATCATCTAATCCGTTTTCTTTCGCATATTCATACGCTTCTGGTTTTGCTTGTGCTCCTTTTGGAACAACATCACCGACTTTATAGTTAAAGTCATTGAAGAAACCACTTGCCATATCAATATCTGTAATCTTGTGATCTTTTGTATATTCATAAATACTTGGGAAAGCATCTACTTCTTTAATAGCTAATCCACTTTGTACTGCATCTAACTGGAACGCACTAGCAAAGAAGTCAACATTCAAATCAACAGATGTATCAACAGGTAATAGCATACGTAATTCTTGGCGATCTGCTTGGATACTAATTCCAGTACGTCCCATATTATTAGGTTGTCCTACATTTCCCATATTATAGAATCGTCCAGGGTGAACCATTCGTTTTGAGTGTCGTAAAATCGCTTTTTGTAAGTCTTTTGATGTAACTTTATTCCCTAAGTCGATGACACGCATTAATCCCTTACGAATAGCAGTTGAAATCAAAGCTTTTGTTTCATAATATTTTTCTTGTTCATTACCTGAAAGCATTGATTGTGTTACTTGAATAACATAACGATCTAAACCTGCTTCACTTTGGAAAATATCCGTAATTAACGTGTCTTGAATCGTACGTACATTTGAAACATCACGCTTATGATTATGAATTACTGCTTTCAATTCGGGTGGTCGGCGTTCAAACAATCGTTTTTCAGCTGCTGAAGGGTCAAATTGGAATGTTTCAGCAATATCTAAAATCATATCCTCAATGTATTCACCTGATGTAATTAATTCCCCTTCAAATTCGGATAAAGGATTAACAATTTTATTGTCTCGTTGCAAGATTTTCATTACCATTTTAATGGCATTTTTATGCCATAAACTTGCAAAGTGATCATCTTCAGCAAGAACATCCCCAATAGCTGAAAAATCTTTCTGTCCTGCTTTAGCAATAGGCAAATTGCTACGATAAGGTTCTGGTAATACTTCTCTAACTGTGTTAACAAATTCTGGTGCGGTAACACCTAAGTTTTTAAATCCATTCATAATTTTCTACTCCTCTTCTTTTTTAATTAGATCAACAAGGTCTGGTTTAATTTCGCCTTCTCCATATGTTTCAGCTAATGTTTTATGCCCAAAAGTTTTCTTTTCTACTTTGGCCACACAAATTTGATCATTTAATTCTCGTAATTGCTCATTATTCTTTTCAAAGGATTTTTTTAAATCATTGTAATGAGACAATTTTTGGTTGATGATGTTATTGAATTCTAATAGACGATCTTCCAATGTATTGGATACATCCATAAATTCTTTCAGGCTTTCGCCTTCAAAAGATTCATGGGTTTTATATCCAAATAATTTGTTTACATCGTCAACAAAATATTGATCAGTTGATTCGACGGTAAAAAATTTAGGTAGTTCTGCCTTAAACATTAGCAATCACTCCTTTATATTCGTCGTCAGGTGTTCTTTCTTCGAGTTCAGCTTCTGTAACTTCTAACAAACGTTTTTGTTTATTAATCAATTCTTCTTGGTTATTAACCTCATTCGTTAGTTTCTCCAGTACAGAATCTAAATTCTTTTCTTCTAGGAAAAGTACACGTGTTTTTTTTGTTAATTCTTCTTGATCAATAATTAACTGCGCTAACCGTGAAGGCTCCATATGTTCTTTATTGTTTGATAGAAACACCGACATATTATCTAGCGCTTCAAGTACCGCAACTTTTTGTTGGGTAGTATCTAAATTCATGATTAAGCCCCCCAGCCATTAGCCCACGCATTACGTGCTTTAGAAAAAGCTCCTGTTCCAACTTCTTCTGGAATATCCGATTCAATTTCTTGTTGATTTTGATTAGCATCTTCTTGCCATTCTTCTTTTGGTTCTTCTACTGGAACAACGTCGCCTTCAGTCTGTTCAAAAGATTCTGGTTCATTAGTTTCAGCTGGTTCAACTACTTCTTCTTGACCGTCATCTTCAGCATACGTTGTATTTGTTGCATCTTGTTTTTGTTCTTCCACTGCTTCTTCAATTAATTCTTTTGTTTCTTCCATGATTCATTCTCCATTCTTTTTTTAAGATGTTGTTTTTCCTTCTAAAACTTCTATACGTTTAATTGCTTCTTGCAATTGTTTTTTTAATTCATTAGTATTATCAGTAGCAGCTGTCACTTGATCTGATAGTTGTTTGATTTGCGCCTCTGTTTCTTTCTTTAGCTTATCTAAGTCTTGGCTGGCTTGTTTTGCATTAGAAAGGATATCGGAGGCGTTTTTTTCAATTTTTCCATCTCTATCTTTTAGTAATTGATTAACTCTTTCAAATATATTATTTTGGAATTTTTGTAGCATTCCTTTTGTTCCTTCATATACAGACATTGTCCTCACCTCCTCTACAGGTTATTTTCAATTTTCATTACTAAAAAAATTTAGCCATAATTTTCTGATACGTTTCATCGCTCATCAGAACATTTCCTTCTTGTGTGTAGACAAATTCAAAAGGATTTAATTTTTTGATAACTGCTGGAGTAGGTTCTTCCTCGATTGGATCAACTGGATCAGTTGGATTTTCCTCTTCAACATCCTTTTTCACTCCTTCGCCTAAAAATTCGGCTAGTTTTTCTTCTTTTGCTAATTCTTCTGGTGTTTTTTCTACGTCTTCCATTTCCTTATTCCCCTTTGCTATTCATTATTTTTTCAAAATCATCAATTTCTTCTGTTTGATTTTCTTCAGGTGGCGTTTCGCAAAAATAGCACCCATCTTCATCACTAACATAGTGATATTTTTCTTGCTCTTCTTTTGACAATAATCGCCATTCATTAATTAACAAACGTTTCATAAAAATCACTTCCTAGAGTAGTGGCATAAAGATTTGTTCTTTTAAGCAATCATGAAAAAGTGGTGTAAATAGATCATAGCCACTATCAATCCATTGTTTATAAATATCAAACACATCTTTATTTCTTCCAAATGTATCTGTAATAGAATTACCAGAAGAACTACCTTTATTAATCGTATGATCTTCGCTGTCTGTTATACTATTGGATTTCCCTGTAGTTTTTGTATCACTAGTTGATTCAGTTTTATTTGCCTGTGATGCATAATCTAAATTGCTAACATCAAGGTCTAATTGGGTATCGGGCAAATCTGTATTTGCTCCTTTTGTTACACTTTTAGTATTACTATCACTTTCAGTCTTTCCATTCGTTTCAGAATGGCCTTTAGAATCAATTACTCTACTATCTCCATTAGTAGTGCTTCCTTGACTGTTACCTGTACTAGTTACGTACATTTCTTCTAAGAGGTAACGCCAATGATTACAATAAATCGGCATTTTTCTACGAAGAAAATTACCTAATTCTAAATAAAAAGCGGCTGGTGTTTGAAATCCTATCTCTTTCATATAAAAATATTCTAAAAACATTCTTTCAAATTCTTCTTTAAACGCCTGGTCCCGCTCATCTCCCCAAATTTTAAAAGGATATCTTCCTAAAGCCTTAAAAAAATTCTCTCTGGAGTTCTCAATAATAGAAAAAGGAGAGGCGTACATCATAGGATTTTCATTAATATCTGAAAACCCTCTTAATAAAAATCCTAGTTCGATAGTGTAGCTAGACATCCCTGACCACTTCCCTTACTTTACAACAGGAAACATTGATTCTAAGCGGTTATACCATGGAGCATTTTTATTCCACTCTTTTTGACTATAAAACGGAATACTTCTCCCATTGTTGTCTTTATAAACTTTTTCAATGACTTTCATTTCATCTGGATGATAAACACGTCTAGTATTTACACCATTGCAAAACATTACCGTCCAAGCATCTCCGTTCCATTCTAAAGCTCCAGTTTTTGAATTAATTGGTCTTTCATATAAACATTGCATAGTTGTTTCTCCACCTTTTTCTATATTATTTTGGTTATTATTTGAACTACTATTATTTTCAGTATTAGTACCAGTATTTCCCATATACTTTTTAATTTGACTGATAAAATAGTCTTTTACTGAATTAGTTTCACTTCCATGTAATTCCCATGATCGATGAGGACATGCTGTTGCTGAAAATTCTTTGTGCAAACGGACCGTATCCCTATTTGGTTGCATTCCCCAAAACTTCATATCTTCAGCAACTTGTTTAAATGTCATTTGTTCATTTGCTAAGAAATCCGCATCACTGGCACCCATCGATTGACACACTTCATAACCGACATAGTTCAAGTTGCCATCTGGATTTGCAGTATGCCACGCCGCATTGAATGTATCTTCTACACGAGCAATCGTATTTCTATCAATGTAATAGTGAGCAAAACCATTTGCTAGCTGTGTAGGCGACATTACAGACAAAGCGTTAACGTATTGTTCTGCTGTCGCATAGATACTACCTGCATCATTATGAATAACAACACCTTTAGGAGTTGCATTGGGCCGTCTACCAGCAATACCACCACAAACTGATTGATTAATTATCCGTACCATCTGATGAATCACCTCCTACAAAATTTTTAAACGTCTGATGTAATCCTGTACTTGCTAAGCCACTTAATGCTCCGTAAACAGCGCTTTCTAAGGTAAGTTCATGATTATATACAAAACCTAAAATAGCTCCAGTAACAGCTAAAATTAATGGAATATATCCATTTAAATTATTTGCTAAAAATGTTGTATTTTTAATTACATAACCAATTATTAAGCAAGCTAATACTACAATTGGAAATAACATATTCTGATCTAATGCCATTTTTACAACCCCTTTTCTATAGTTCTAATTCGTTCTGATAAATCACCATGACCTCGCCACAAGCTTTTAGTTTGTTGTTCTAAACTAGTAATGCGTGTATCTGTTACATGTTGATCCTCTGATAACTGCTCAATTAAATCATTCATTTTTTCAATCGTTTTATTCAAACTTTTTATTGCTTCTGTGTTGCTTTGAAATGAATAATAGTTTTTAAATAAAAATGTAATTATTCCTATAAAAAAACTAACAGCTGCTATTAATTCACCTAATGACAATTAATTCACCTTCTTTCCAAAGGTTTATTTGTTATTTTTTGATATTCCTCTTCAGTTATCCGTTGATATTCCACCATTTTTTTTACATCTAAGTTTGTCATTCCTTGATTGTTATATACTGTTGAAATATCAGCATATTTAGGATAATCAAAATTAACTTCTGTTAAATTAGGAATGCTCGAAAATTTATATGATAAATATGCTAAAGTCAGCAATACATTCCCTTCAAAACTTGTTTCGCTTTGATTAGTAAGATCATTTAAATCATCAGGATAATGAACTAATTTGCCATTGCGTAATCCCCAATTCAAATAATCTTTTGGCTCTTCAATTACTTCCATTTCAATGTAATTTTCCTTAAAAGTAAGTGAATAATCCGTAATCATTTTATTTTCGTCCACTGTTATCCATATCTTTATCTTATCCATGTTGCACTCCCTCCAAACTCTACATCGTCATTTTGAAGTCCATAAACTCGAATCATGATTCGACCAGATGTTTCTATTTGTAATGCTGCATACTTATTTATTTGAATAGTATTCCCTATATTTATTGTTAAAGGCACTTTAATAATCATGTTAACTGGTCTATAACTTATTTCTGCTCTTGTCGAGACCTCATGCCATCCGTTTGCTTTCCCTTTTTTAAATATCCCTTCGACATTACATGTAACAACTGTATTTGATTTTTGAATGTGTATAGTGATTCCGTTAAAAGAAATATGTTGCCCTATAGCATTAAATGCTGTTTTATCAATCTTTTTATTTAAATCATTTGTATACTGTGTTTTTGTTACTAAATTACTTATATCAGGTGTATCTCCCTTTGGTCCCTGTGGACCAATTGGACCAGTATCACCTTTTGGACCTTGTAAGCCTAATTCTTTCCAATCCGTCCAGGACGGTGGAATTCCCCCGAATTGTCGGATAAAAATTGTTCTCTCCGTCTGAAAGAACTGTCTGATTCCTCCTGGGTCTTTATTGACGAATAGAGAACCAGAGTTAGGTAAAGGTTTATTTTCAACTCCTGTAGCCGGAATTGAATACACACCTGGTTGAATAGCATCATTCATATTTTCAACATTTTTATTTTTAATTACATACAATCCATTTTCCATCAACTCTTGGTTTATGAATTTATCGTCTGCTTCATTTTTGGTATAAATACTATCTTTAAACGTAGAAAAAATTGTATTTATTTTTCTTACTGCTTTTGCTAACCTCAACACATCGTTCACTTATATCAGGCCTTTCTTATTGTATGAATTCTTCAAGCCATTGATTTAATTCTGTATCTGTAATCGATACATCTTCTGGTTTTTTCGCATATTTCGTTAAATCAGATTCAAGCTGTGTTTTTGTTACAAAATTATCTGTATTTGGAATATCAGTTTTTTTTGCATAACTTTGTAATTCTTCTTTCGTTACAAGGTTTGCTATTTTATCAAATAATTTTTTTACTGCTTTTGTTAATTTAGTTACATCATTCACTACCAATCACTCCTACTCTTTTATGACTTCTTCAATGAATGCCTTTAGTTGCGGGTCCATGATATCAATATCTTCTGGTTTTTTCGCATACTTCGTTAAGTCAATATTCCCACCACTACCGCCTATTTTAATAAGTTGCTTTCCCTCATTATCAAGAATATACATTTCTCCATTAGGTAAAATATATGCTTTATCTTTTCTAGGTTTTAGAATTTCTTCTAAACTGTTAACTCTAACAAGAACACCAGATTCTAAATCACCATTTGAATGATTTAAAGGAATTTCCCCACGAAAGCTAATTGGTGTCCTTGATAATTTAATTGCTAATGTTTCAATTTTTTCAAAATTCGGAACACTTTTGAATTGAATTAAGCGATACCCTGCTGGAGCTATAATTCTAAAAGGTTTAAGTGTACTTATTGAAAAAAGCAACTCACGATTATAGTTTGTATTTTTACCTTGTTTATCTTTATGAAAGTCATAAAATATATTGATTTTCCCATAAACATAATCAAGCGAGAAGTTAGGAAACATTCGTATATTTTTATTAAATTTTTCATAGGTTAACATATCTTCTTTACTGAACATTTCCTATCCTCCCTTCAAATTTAGTTTTTTACTTCACCAGTTTTTAAATTTCAAGTGAAGTTTAGCATGTTTTCTTTTGAAAAAATCAAAAAGCGACGTACATCGCTCATCAATGCGACATACTTCGCTCATTTTTACCTCTTGACAACGTAAAAACCACTCTATTTTTGATAGAGTGGTTTTTTTATTTGTTAAAATGTTTCCCATTCACTCGCAGAATTATAAATATATTTGCGCAAGTGTTTTTCAGCAATTAACCTCAATTCTGGCGAATCAAAATAAAGTTGTTTGTTTTGTAATTTATCTGAAAGTACCCTGTATACTTGTTGATCTAGCACTTGTTCTTCTATAGGTGTCCGATCAACAATATCTAATTTATCTGGATCACTTACACGGCTAATTAGAATTTTATAGTCTCCTGTTCTCCAAACACCGATATATGTTTCCCCAAAGAAAATATTATATAGACATTTTCGAGGTGCTTTTGCTTCTTTTAAACGAATGACATTAAATAACTGATTGTCCGCAAAATCATTATCTAATGAATATTTACCATATGCTGATCCTTTAAATAAATTTTTAGATTGCTCGCTTCTTTTTGCTTTATTGGGTAAATGATAAAAAAGAACTTCTCCTTCACGCTTTACTGTTTTAACCTCCGTGAATTCGTCATATCCATAATAATCAAAATAAGGATTTAAAATTGTCCCTGAATTCCCTAATGCAATCACTTTAATATCTCCAGTTCCACATCTTAAACGTCCAACGGATTCGTAAATATCTTCTAGCTCTACAGGTTCATTTGGTAAATAATCCCAATTTTTTTTCGATTGAAATTCATCCAATAATATTACTTTTACTTTTGGCAGACCTGGTCCTCTAAATTTTTCTGCCATACTTACCGCACCAAGATAACCTAATTTAATACATTTTTTATCTTTTTTTAGTTCCTTATTTCTAAAAACTAATAGTATTTCTCTAGGCTCTTCTGAAGAGCCCTGATATTCTACAAATACTTCATATTGTTTTTTTACTTCTTCAGGCAACTTATCTAAAAATGGTTGATAAAAATCAGCCAATACTAAATTTCTACTGGCAGACTTAGCTTGTGTAATATATCGGCGTAAAAATAAAAATTGAAATTCTGCTTCCATCAAAGTAGGTAATTTTTTAAATTCCTGTAGTGTAGAAAAATCAAAACATTCTAAAATAGTATCTAATCCTCGTTTGATTGAAAAATTTAAGAATCCATAAGTTTTACCTACGTTTCGTGCGCCAACTAAAAAAGCGAATTGTTCCACTTCTTCCCATATGATTGGCACATTTAAATAACCTTCTTCCGTTTCATATTTATTTTTCTCCATTCTTTTCACACTTTCTATCAAAAAAGCAAAGCTTGTCTGCTTCGCTTTTTATTTCTTTTTTAATTTTTCACATCATGGTCTGTAATAACATGTACTTTTTTCTTTACAATCCCTTTTTTGTTTAATGCTTCAAATTCAGGAACTTCTTTTTTAAAATACAAGCCGTCTGTTTTAATTAATACAAGTCCATATTCACTATTTACATACTTTTGTTCGTAGCGTGCGATTCTATCTCTAAACACGCCAGCTACCATTGAAGAAAATGCACGATTATACATTGGAAACTTAAATATTTTTGCTTCGTGAGTAGACAACTCACGTTTACCAATCGTTCCATAAATTTTGTTCCGTAACATTTTATAAAAGAATTTTATTTCTTCATCCTCTTTTAGTCGATCAATTTTTTCAAAATAATCTTCTAACAGTCCTTTACGTGTTCGGAAAGTATACGTTTCTAGTATTTCTAATGCTTTTACATCATAAAAATCCATAATTAACTTTAATTCAATTTCAGTAACTGTTAATGTACGACTAAGATTTTTTCGATATTGTTGAAAATGTGAACCAAAAGCAGTATACGTACTTTCTTTTGCAATTGCTTCAATGGCAACTTTTACAAAAACGAACGTTGATAATTCTTTGTATGGTTGAGGTTTATCATAACTAACTAACCGCTCTAATAATTTTTCTTTGTCAAAACGCACATTTTCTAGGTATACATTCGATGGCAGTTTATAGTTTCTCATGATATTTGTATATGCTTCAGCAAAATCATATTCAATCATTCGTTCATTAGGAACAAGTAACTCTTTGTTATACTTGCTTCCTGAAGTTGCTCCACGATAACTATCTGTATCAGGATAAAAAGGGATTTTTTGTGGATCATCCCATCCAAGGTAATGGATTTGCGAAGTATTTTTAGTAGAATTTACATAGATGTCTTTCAAAATATAGTGGTTTCCGTTAAATCCATCTAATTTGGCACGTGTTAAATAAGTTAATCCTAACATTGTTTTTACTTTTTTTTGAAATGCATCAGATTTCATTACCTCATTGCTCATAAGTTCCACCTAACTTTTAGTATTTAAATTTCATTTTTTGTTCGCTCATTTCATCGATTAAACGACCTAACTCTTCGATGAATTGATTTTGATATGTGTCCATCATACTAGATTCTTCACTTCTATTACGCCCTACTTTATTTCTAAATAGATAAGGCTCTACATTCATAGCTTCGCTTGCATTATCAATTAATCCTTCAAGAGTATCAATATTCATTACTCCAGAAGGTGAAAAACCTCCTCCTCGGCCATTTCCGTAATCAGATGCCATATCATAGAAATCATTCGTATGATAAATTTCTAGTAATTCTTTTTGGTAAATTTGAACGAGTTTTTCATTTCGACCTTGTTGAATCTCTTGAAAAGTTTCTGAAGAATCGTAATCTATATTTGATCCATAGGCTTGATTGTATGCATTCTTTGTATAAGCACCTGTATAGTTTTCTCCTCTATTCTCTGCCGATACTTCATTGACAAAATCTTGGAAAACATACTTAGAACCTGATGGAATAAAGCCACGAGCTTGGAAATTTTTCATGCGTCGACTTGCTTCTTTAAATACATTCTGGAATTTTGCCATGGGTTATTCTCCTGTTCATTACTTCTTTCTGTTAATTATAACAGAATAACTCTTTTTCGAAAAAAGGTTATTCATACTTGCGCCATTCGTCCACAATTATATTGCCGATTCGTTGAATCATTGCTGGCTCGGGGTATTTTTCCATTAGACGATAGACAGGTTTATACTTGGTAATAACAGCGTCTTTCCGATCAGACCATGCTCTTGGATAATTATTTGTATCATCCATGTATTGGCGTGTACATACACGAATCATGTTCTCTTGTTCTGGCGCTAATTCTATTGCTGATCCCACTCTTTTGTCATTGGATTCCATTCACTCACACTCGCTTCCTTTAAGTCTACTAAGATTACTTTTCCAATATGCCAGTCAAACGCCTCAAAACGGCCACAGTCCCATTTTTTTACGTTACTAATACATTTATACCCATAACGTCTTGCAACCTCTTTGATGCGCTTATAAGGGTGATCAGAAGCTAACGACTTTCTCTTTTGCTTACTCATTTGTTACACGCCTTTCATATTTTTTAAGCTAACCACAGTTAGGTGATTTAATTGAACTTGTAACGCTTCATCGGCTTCTTTTTCACATACGATAATTTTTACTAATGCCGAATTATCGTAAATCGTTAAACATTCCGCACGTATCTTACCTTGAAACGGTTTTACAGAACACCAATAAATGCCGCCAACTTTTACATTACTTTTTGTCCGTTTTCTTTTAATCGGTACATCGAATCTTCTTCCTTCTGAATGAATATAATTTTCAGTGATCACACATTTTCACGCTCCTTGTTTTCAAATAAAAAGAGGTCTTCTATCTTTAAATCTAAAGCATTTGCTAAAGAATAGGCTAATTCTAACGATGGTTTTTGCTTTTCTTGTTCTATCCTGCTAATCGTCATACGTTGACAACCTATTTTCATGGCTAATTGTTTTTGTGTTAGATTTCTTCTATCTCGCCATTTTTTCAATTGATTTCCCTGGAGCATCCAAAAATTGTCTGTCATTTAATAGGTCACCGTCCTTTTGAGCTTCGTAATTATTGACTATTTGATTACAAACAGGACAAGGTTTAACCTTTAAAATGCCAAAAAGTGAATCAAATTCTTGTACCACTCGTTTGTCATTACACCACTTACACATTTTTTTCACCGCCCATTAATCGATAGTCTGGTGTTTGTCGTTCGTCATTGAAAATAAACAAATGATTTTTTGAGTTTGCAAATAAACGACTGTAAATCCGATGCCCATAAATTGCTTGAATCTGTAAGTTTGTTAGATTCGTTGTAATAATCAATCCTTTTCCTTGGCGACCATCAACGATTGCATTTAATACGCGAATCATAAAGTCAGTAGCTCGCTTATTCGTTTCAATGCTTCCTACCTCTGCTCCTAAATCATCAAGTACAAAATAATCAGCGTCTAGCGCCAGTTGTACCGCTCGTGCTTCAGTTAGATACTCACTTTCATCGTCATAACTATTTCGAATACGTCGCAATAATTGATCCAGACTGAAAAATAAACACGAGTAACTCAAATCGTTATATTCATTCAATTTTTTTAAAATACTCATTGCTAAATGACTTTTTCCAACGCCAACTGGTCCACTAAAGACCGTAGTAAATGCTGGCTGTTGCTCTTCTTCTTGTTCTTGCTCAATTGATTTATTATTTTCTAAACGTAATCGGTAATACTCCCTCGCTTGATTTATAGCAAATTCTTTGGCCTGTTCTGCTTCAGTACCTGGTTTCGCATGGTAATTTTCAAAGCAAGCGGATTGCAGTGTTGAATCAGTATAAACACTGTCTTTTAAAAGAACCTCTTGTGTAGTCCGTCGCTTCTTCCTGTCAAAAGCTTGTTCGAATCTCTTTTGTTCTTCTTCCCTGATACGTTCTTCCCTACAAGCTAGACAAAACGGTTCAAAGTCTTTAAAAACTTTTAATCGAGTACCGTGAATTTCGCAACGTTCGTCTATTTCATGCACTTGTGATAAATACTCAAAGTAATTCGTCCCAGTCACTCATACTCCCACCTTTTTGGTTATTATCATTCTTGCGCTTGTTGTAATAACCAGATAAATGTTTTTTCACCTTTTCAGGTGTATCTAGTTTTTTTGTTTCCCAAGATTTTAGAATGGTATCCAAATAGTTATAGCTCTTAGCCCCATTTTTCAACATTTCATCAATGGCCAATATAACAATTTCGTCATATCCTCCAAAATCTTCTACCCAAAAATTAATCGATTCCATAATCGTTGGTGCTTCTGCTGGGTGGACTTGAGTTAACCAGTAGGAAACAGCTTTACTATCTTTTGTCTTATCTACACTAGAATAAGCAGCAGTTTCTTTTGTTTTTATTTTATTTTCTTTGTTTTTATTTTCTTTTATTTTATTGCTATTTTTTTCGGTAGCAATCGCATTAGCATTTTTAGGTTTGCTATTTTTTTTTGATGGCTTTGCTATAGCATTGCTATCCGTTTGCCATTTTTTTGCTATATTTTTATTTTCCTCATTCATAGCATTTGACTCATTTTGATTTTGTGACCAGCGTTTTTCAGCGCCTTTTCTACCTGCTTCAGAACGTTTTTTTGATTTTTCTTCCATAAAGGCCATTCGTTTATTCAATCCTTCGGAGTAAAAACACTCACCGTCTTCGGTGAAGGCAAATAACCCAAAGTCTTCAATAACTGATTTAATGATTGAAGTATCTACACGAAGATCAAAGGCTATCGTATTATAATCTTTGATACTCGTGTAGTTTCCTTCTTCCCTTAATCGTTCTAACAACATAAAATACACGCCATAACCTTCTGCACCAAATTTCATGCGTACTGGAATTAACTCATCAGAATTTCGTGCATTGCTATCATGAGAAAAGTAAGGTTGTATATTTTTCATATACTTGCTTTTCTCCTTTTCGGGATTTTATTTCCTACCTGAATTTATTTATCTCTAAAAATTGGTTCGTCTAAACGGATAGCTTTTATCAGTGCATAAGTTTTATCGTATGCCATATTTGGCGACCAAGTCACAAAATATTTAACATCGCATATTGCATATGTTTTTGATAGTTCATTTAATTTTTCAGCAATATTATCAGTAAATTCAAACCATTCAATACTATATTGTTTATTCATTGTTTTTTTCTCCTCTTCTTTTATGCCAAGAATTTTCGAACATAGTTTCCAACCAGCTTTTCTATATTCATCCAAAAAATTTGATTTTCCTATTTCTTGTTTATCCATTACTTTCCACCTTCTAATACCTTAAATGTACTTTTACGCTCGTCTATTAACGCTTTATTTATCTCATGCTGATTCCAAGGAGCAATCATTTTAACTGTATATTCAACAACCAACTCAACAAATTCATAATGAATATCATTAATTGAAATAACTTCATAAGCCATTTTCCTATCTTCAGCAAATATAATATCACCGACTTTTACCATTTTTTTGGTGTCTCTGCTTTGATCATAACGATCGATTAGCTGAGCCTGTTTTTTATATTCATTACAATTAGTTGGCTCTCCGACTTTTTGTGCCAAAACATCGATTTCTAATCTTATAGATTTGCTAAAATACAGTTTTTTTATTTCGAGTATGCGAATAATAATATATTTATATCCCGCATACTCAAGAGAATCACCAATTCGAATCTTTTCGTTAAATCCTTCTTTGTATACTTTCAGGGAAATTAGCAATGGCTATTCCTCCTACAATAAACCGCCGTCAATCAGCAATAATTCGCCGTTTCCTTCAAGGTTTTCTAACTGAATAAAAGCTTCTTCAACACCTGTTTTTACCCCATCTTCTGAAAAACTTTCAGCAAGCATTTTGAGTGCTTCGTATTTATCAATTGTTTTCATTTCCTCGAAAAACTCTTTTTCGTCCTCAACTTCGCAAACAAGGTCATTGTAAAGTTTTAAGCATTGTTTTTCGTCTTCAGCAGCGATTAATGCAAAATAAGGGTCTTTCATTTCATAGAATTTCATTTATTTTTCCTCCTCAACAAAATCAACAATCTCAACACCTACAATATAATCTTTCAAACGATACCATTCATCTTCAACCAACAGTTCTTCTTTATCATTTTTTAAAGTCATAGCGAACCACTCTTCGCAGTCAGCATCTGCACTAAGCAATCTGAAATTGATTGGATTTTCTTTAAATTTCACATCATATAAATCATCTTCACCTAGTTCTAAGATATCTAATCCTTTACAATTTCCACCTTTTTCAAAAACAATAAATCCTTTGTAGTCCCATTGTTGGAAACTCACTTTAATTGTATGAGTTCCCCATTGGATATTTGGATCATAATTTTCCATCGATGCTCCTCCTAGTCATATTCGATTTCAGTATCGTAACTGTTATAAATAACGTTTACGTGTTCGTTTACTTCTTCGTCTTTCTTTAGCCAATATGGCCGTTTTCCATTTCTCAGAGGTATTCCAATTCCATCGATGAAAGTTTCGTTATTGTGCACAACGTTAAACGTGATATACTCTGCTATTTCTTCTAAAGTTTCATAGTCATAAAAGAAGTGCCGAAATTCTGCAAACCATTCTTCGTTAAAAAATTCTGGATCAAGTTCTACTTTCACTTTGTCACGTCTTACTAATTCAATGTTAAATTGTTTCATTCTACTTCCTCCTCAAAAGTATTTAAAACGGCAACCATATGTCCGTTATCGTGCAAATATTCTAGTAAGTCTTCAATTTCACATATATCTACATCTTCTGTACCATAATAAATACCATCAATAATTAACGCTAAATCTAAAAAGCTTAGTTTCCCTGGTTTCATTCCGCTTCCTCCCCTAACCCATAAATTAGGGCAACAGCAATTTCCATTTCATGTAATTGCGATAATGCAAATTCGTCACGCCACTTTTTAAATTCTTCAGTTGCTGGTAAGTAATCTTCGTATGAGCCAGCTTCAAAATCCATTTTTAACTCTTTTTCATCTTCTACTGCCATAACCATCCGTAGACATCCTGTAAAGGTCATTCCATCATCAAGATATTTTCTAAAAAATATGATTCGTTCCTTTACTACTTTTGGTAAATTCATACGTGGAGTGCTTACTTTGTTAATCTCCTCTTCTTCAACAACTCTGAAGCCATAAATGTTATTACAAGCTGTTCTGATTTTTTCAGACATTAAATTCCCTCTCTTTCTATTACTTGTATTTTTTTGCATATTGCTTATACGATTGGCTACCACCTATTTATTCAAATTGTATTTCCATTAATTCAACTTCTAAACGTTGCTTCGCTTGTTCAAATAATTTTTCTAAATTATCTTCTGTAGCAAATGGCAAAATTTTTTGAACATGTGGAAATACTTCTAAAATAAAATCTAGTTTTTCTTTTG